TGGTTCTTCTTTGTTGCTGAGTTTTTGTTGTAGCTCAAGATAACCTTTCTCTAACTCTTCAGCACTTTTATATTTGCCTGCGAGTAGCTGTTCTTGAGCTTCCTCCATCTTCTCACCAACTGCTAGGGAGTCTTGCTCTTCTTCTGAGAGATTGTCAAGAGTTGTAGTCTCGACATTAGACTCCATAGTTAGTGTGTTTCCTTCCATGTTATTGTTGTGGTGGTTGTTGTCCTTGTTCTGTTTGTTCTAGTAATTGTGGGTTCTTAGTAGGATCAAAGGCTGGTGTCTTGAGTAGAGCCGGTGTAGCTTTAAGTGCTTCCATCTCTGCTTGTTGTGCCATAGCTTTCTGCTCTTCTTGTTCTTTCTCTTCACGAGTCTTAACTAAGTTTAGAACATCAATACCTTGTGCTGCTGCTAATCTTTTAACTACCTCTTCTGGGTTTATATATTCAGCTATTGAATCTGGTCCCATGGTCTGGGCTATAGTTTGTAGGAACTGAGCAAGTGCTGCTGCATCCTGACCTCTACCTAGACTATTTATACCAGCTACAATGATAGGTTTAACCATGCCTTTTGGTAAGCGTGGTATCTCTCCTGTCTTCTGGAATATACTTAGTTTTCTATTTAAATATGGTACTAAGAACTCTACAGTGAGCAATCCGAAAAGACCGCCGAGCTGTTGCTCTAGTTCCATCTGTGTCATACGTACCTCTTCAGCTGTTGTACGTTCTGATTGCCGAACTGACAGGATCAGAAACGCTTCGTTCAACCTCTTCTCGAGTGTCTGCATGTGCTGCAATGCTGTAGCAAAGTCAGCTGTCTTACCTACCTGTACTACACCGATGTCATCAGGTCTACCTTGTACGATAGCTCCGTTACCAGCTGCTGCTAGTGTTGCCGGCTTTGTGCTACTAGATGGTGATACAGTAAATACAACCTTAGCGGCTGCTGCACTACCTTCTACTATAGCTTGAGACAATGCTTCGAGAGACTTAAGGTCTCCGATAAACTGTCCTACTCTACCTCTACCATAAGCTTCTCCATCTACTGTATTAAAACGTAGTGGTAGCCATGGTGTACTATCTACTGGTGACTTACCTTGTGACCCCGGTAGTCTTTTGTCGTGCACCTCTTGATGCCAGACAAACCTGTTGTTATCTCTCTTAACGTGAGTGAACACATCACATTCTTGGTCCTCTGGATCTCCGTCTACTAAATCATACTCCATTTTGTTTGGTGCTATGTCTTCGTAGTTAGGAATTAGATCCTTATTGATTCTTTCTTTTGTGACAATTTCAATCACTTGGTCGTTGCCGTCTCGTTCTATTACGAAGCGATTAAGAGGATATAATTTCAGCCCTGTCTTACTCATAAAGATAAGTGCATTACCACCTACAACGAGATGTTGTAATGCTTGGTGTATTACTACACGATCATCTGATGCTGCGATAGCATCAAGGATGGTGCGTTCTATCTTTGCAAATGATAAGTCAAGTTCTGATTTTACTTCCGGGCCAAACTGTTCTCCTAACTGAGACTCATCTAGCTGTAGCTTAAAGAAGCTGGTCTGTGGAGGGACGAGCGATAGTGATAGCTTTGATGCTAACGCTACAACTCCTTTAGCCCCCACGGACTGCCAAGGTGTCTTCAGTTGTTTCATACCTTTCGAGTACTCTTCGTGTCCTCTGATAAGATATGGTAGTGTAAGTTTGGTGGCGTCTTCTGCTTCGGTCAAAAACTGGGAACGATCACTGGATAAATTATCATACCTAGATTTTGCTGTCATGATTTAATTAAAATAATCTCTGCTAAATGATGATCTAAAACTACCTCTTCGAGGGAACCTTCGCTGCTGTCTAAACTGAGCAAAGTAGTTTGGGTTACTTGCATACATATTCATCTGGTTATTGTATGCGTTTTGTTGTATGTTCTGTAAGTTACCAGCACCAACACCTGTTTGCTGTGTGATTAATGGTAACGGTAACTGTTGTTGTGGTACTGCTGTCGGTAGCGTTGCGGTCATACCGCCACCACCTTGTATCTGCATTGGACTACCTGATCCTCCACTACGACCTACGGCTCCACCAATACCTTTAATGATAGATGGAATTGTAGGTGCTTGTCCTCCGCCGGGACCATACTTTTGATACAGTGAGTTTAGTTCGCCCATTCGTTTGGCAGTTACTGTACCTTCAGAATTCATGTTTGTACCATACTGTGCACCTAGTGCAACTGCATCATTAAGAGAAGGTACGTTGTTCATACCTAACTGATTCATACTCTCTTCCACACCGTCTTTAATTTTACCAGATGTGATTCTGTTAGCCAAGCCAAAAGCTTGTGAGTAAGGAATATTAGTTAGTCCTTTACCAGCTATACCAGTATCTTCTGTTACATTAGTATTCATTGTGTGTCGTATATCCTGTACGTTCTCTTCACTTAGTTGTGGTACACCAGCAAACTTAAGCATCTGTGTAAGCTTGTTGGGATCGTTACTAAAGTTAGGATCATCTACAGAGAAAGCACTCATAGCTCTACCAGCCATAGCTGTTGCATCAGTTTGATTTTCACCAGTTGTATCTCTAAACAATCTAGCAATAGGATTTCTTATTCCCTTCGCTGAACTGGCGTCTATCTGACTGACATAATTTTTCATCAGATTCTCAGCCGCTGCTCCACCTTCATTGATGATACGGTTAGCGTCAACGCCAAGCTGTTTAGATAATACAGCTTGTTGTAATGGGCTCTTTTTAAGAGTTGATATCTTCTGCTCAACAGTTGTGTCATCTCCGGGTCTACCTAGATTATCAAAGTCAAACCTGTTGGCTGTGATTCTATCAAGACTACCGAGTGCTACATCTCTAGCTATACCACCGACGTTATAGTTAATGTTCTTATCTCTGTCAGTAGTCACAACAGTTCTACCTGTGCTACCACCTTCAGTAGTTTCTCCACTGTCTACACC